GGAACGCGCCATGGCCTGGATCGAGACCTTTGCCACCCGCACCCCGCTGAGCGTCGAGGAAACCGTGCAGGCCTATGCCCGGCTGCGCGCCTTCGGCCTGGACCCGACCACGGGGTCGCTGCAGGCGCTGGTCGATACCATGGCGGCCACGGGCGGCGGCGCGGAACAGCTGGACGGGCTGACCCTGGCGCTGGGCCAGGCCTGGACCAAGGGCAAGCTGCAGGGCGAAGAGGCCATGCAGATGCTCGAACGCGGCGTGCCGGTATGGGACCTGCTGGCCGAGGCAATGGGCAAGAGCGCGGCGGAAGTGCAGAAGCTGTCGGAACAGGGCAGGCTGGGCAAAGAAGAGATCACCCTGCTGATGGAAGCGCTGGGCACGCGATATGACGGTGCGGCGGACCGGGCATCGCAGACCTGGGACGGGATCATCTCGAACCTCTGGGATCAGTGGACGCGGTTCCAGCGGATGGTCATGGGATCGGGGCTGTTCGTCTGGATGAAGGGCCAGCTGCAGCAGCTGCTGGAGACGTTGAACCGGATGGCCGCGAACGGCGAGCTGCAGCGCTGGGCGGAAACGGCAGGCGCGCAGATCATGGCCGTGCTGCAGGGCATCCGGGATTTGGGCGTGGGCATCTACACCGTCTGGAACACCGTCGTCCCGGCGCTGGAACGCTTTGCCGAGATCGTCGGCGGCTGGGATGTACTGGGCTGGATCGCGCTGGCGGCCCTGTTTTCGAACTCGCTGCTGCTGGTTGCGGGCGGAATCATCAAGATCGGCATCGGTCTGGCCGCAATCACCTCGGCCCCCATTGTCGCCCTGGCACTGGCCTTCACCGCCCTGGCCGCCGTGATCTACTTCAACTGGGACAGCATCGTCAGTTACTTCACCGACAAGATCGAGGCGATCCGCAAGGCCTTTGACGAGGGTCTGCTGAACGGCATCTGGCAGGTGATCGCAGAATTCAATCCGTTCACCCTGGTCACCGAGGCTGCCATCGGGCTGGCTGCGCTGATCCTTTCGGCTTTTGACATCGACCTTTACGCCATCGGCGAAAAGTGGATCACCGATCTGCGGGCCGGCATTGCAAGCCAGATCGATGCGCTGATCGCCTGGCTCAATGAAAAGCTGAACGCGATCACGCCCGACTGGCTGCGGTCGCCCGAGGCGGGCGGCACGGCGGGGATTGGCGGTGACAGCGGCTACGGCGGCATGGCCGGGGCGATGGACGACATGGCGGCCTTTTCCGGTTGGTCGCCCGCCCCGCTGCGCCCGCGCGCCGCGCCGACCGGACCTTCGACCAATGTGAACGTGGGCGGCATCACCGTCAACGCGGCACCGGGCCAGTCGCCCGAGGCGGTCGCCCGCGAGGTGCGCCGCCAGCTCTCCGAGGCAGCGTCGATCAGGGCGTATCTGGACGACAGGGGGCTGCATGCCGATTAGCCTGGGAACCATCATGATGGCGCTGGGCACCTTCCGCTTCGGCGTGAACCGCGCCAGCTACCAAAGCTTCACCCGCGACGCCGCCTATCGCTGGTCCCGGCAGGACCGGCTGGGGCGCGCGCCCGCGCTGCAGTTCCTTGGCCCGGATGCCGAAGAGATCACCCTTGAAGGGGTGATTTACCCGCATTTCAAGGGCGGGCTGCGCCAGATGGAACTGATGCGCACGGTGGCCCGGCTGGGCCAGCCTATGATGCTGGTCGACGGCCTGGGCTTTGTCTGGCAGCGCTGGGTCATCACCCGCGTGTCCGAGACCAAATCGGTCTTCCTGGCCGATGGCGCGCCGCGCAGGATCGAGTTCAACGTGACGCTGCGCGCCTATGGGAGTGACCGGGCATGAGCACCTGGCGCACCACCGATGGCGACATGCTCGATGCGATCTGCCGCATGCAGTACGGCACCGAACGCCACGTTCCCGCCGTGCTGGCCGCGAACCCCGGCCTGGCCGCCCTTGGCCCGGTCTACGCGGCGGGTGTGCTGATCACCCTGCCGGTGGTTGCCGCCCCGGTAGAGGCCGGGCAGGTCCGGCTGTGGGGGCGGACATGACCCGGCGCGGCCTGTCCCTGTGGGGTTTCATTGCAGATCGCGCGGTCTGGTATCTATTGCTTCTGCATCCACATGTTCCAGCAGACGCGCGATGCATAGCAGCAGTTGTCGTGATGCAGCCGGGGTCATTTCAAGACCGAACCGAATTCGCTGATCAACCCCGACGCCGACCGTTCCGACAAGCACGAGTTGGGATTGTTCAGCATTCCAGGTCACTTCAATCGGCGGATAAACAGTCGGCCACATTTGTAATTCGTCCGGCATCGGCACCACAAGCGCATCGCCCCGCGAAGGAAGCGGAGGATCGCGGATGATCATGCACTTGGCTTCTTATCTGGCGAACAATTGGGGGACCTGCGCAGTGTCTCACTGTCGGTGCAGATGCACACGGCCCAAATGCACTTGCGGGGGCGGGACATGGCTGGGGACGGCTTGCCCCGATTGGACACCCTGCGGCGCAACGAATTACACCGAATTGGCGAAATGGCAAGCGGAGGGACGCACATGACCCCCGCCTTCCGCATCATCGTCGGCGGGCAGGATGCCTCGGGCGCGGTGGGCGACCGGCTGCTGGCGCTGACCGTGACGGACAATGACGGCGGCACCGCCGACCAGGTGGTGATCGATCTCGACGACCGCGACGGGCGGATCGCCACGCCAGACATGGAGGCCAGGCTGGAGGTGTCGCTGGGCTATGCCGGTGCGCCGCTGGCCTTCCTGGGCAGCTATGCGGTGACCGGCGTGGGCGGCACCGGGCCGGACCGCACGCTGCGGATCACCGGCACGGCCGCCGACCTGAAGGGCGATATCCGCAGCCCGCGCACCCGCGCCTGGGAAGGCAAGACGCTGTCCGACATCGTGCGCACCATCGCGGGCGAGGCCGGGCTGAAGCCGGTGGTGGGCGAAAGCCTGGCCGGCGCGGCCTGGGGCTATCTGGCGCAGACCGCCGAGTCGAACCTGAATTTCCTGAGCCGGATCGCGGCCACCCTGGACGCCACCGCGAAACCCGCAGGCGGCGCGCTGATCGTGCAGCGCCGGGGCGAGGGGAAGACGGCGGCGGGCGATGTGCTGACCCCGCCGGTCATCCTTGCGCCCCGGCTGAGCGGCTATGACTGGTCGCTGGACGGGCGCGAGATTTACGGCGCGGTCGAGGCGCAGTGGTGCGACACGAACGGCGGTGCCCTGAACAAGGTCACCCTGGGCAGCGGCACGCCCCGCCGCGTGCTGCGCCATGTCTACCAGGCCGAGGCCGAGGCGCGCCGCGCCGCCCAGGCCACCCTGTCGGGGGCCGCCCGGTCTGCCATGACGATCCGCAACGCCCGGCTGTCGGGGTTCGAGCCGGGCCTGCTGGCCGGGGCCACCGCCCGGCTGGCCGGACCCGGCCTGCGCCCGGAGCTGCAGGGCGAATGGCAGATCACCCGGGTCATCCACAGCCTGACCGGGTCCGGGCTGATCACCGGCTTTGACGGAAAGAAGGGGGCGGCGTGATGCCGGCTGTTGCCGCCGGACAGGAGGGGGCTGTCGGATGCAGACCGTGCAAACCCGCCGGCCGCGCCTGACCCGGCGCTGCCTGCCGTGAACGGGAGCTGCGATGACGATGCAAGCCGACAGGATTGATCCTTTGGAGGAGATTTAGACCTTGACAGACAGTGTAACGCTTCCGGCCCTGGGCGCGCTGGTCGCCACGGATGAGATCGCCGGCATCCACTTTGCCCGCTCCAAGATCACCCTGGGCGCGGCGGGCGCAAATGACGGGGATGTGAGCGCATCCAACCCGATGCCCGTGTCAACCAGCAATGTGCTGACCAGGTTCCGGGAGGCCTTCGAGGCGTACACGCCCGGTGCCGTCTGGGCGCAAGTGCTCGGCTCTGGCGACATCATCGCGCTGGACGGGAATGCCGTCGCAGCCAGCTACCTGGATATCAGCAAGTCGCCGCTGCATGCGGGTACCGTGTCAAGCATCGCGAGCATCGAAAC